TTTTACAGGTGTAGCAACTCTAAGTTTTGGAACATATATCGCTTCTTCACCAGCACCTAAAGAGGTACCTGAAAGGTCTGTTCCTGTTAAGAATCCTGCAACAGCAGTTCTCAACTTATTAAAATCAAATTTCAAAGCCATTTCTATTTATTTTAAATATTAAAAATTAAGGTATTGTCGTTCAAGCTTCTCTTCCGTCAATACCAGTTAAGTGATTATTGAGGGGTTACTCTGTACTTCACCCCTCTTTAATCGTTAAATTCAGTTATTAAGCAGCTTCTTCTATAGCGCCACACGTAAGTATATCGCCTATGTACTCAGATGCATCATCATCAGCTATTACGTAAAAAGCTTCTGAGCCTTGTACAATAATTTTTGCTAAATCTCTCATAACATCTTTTTCTTTACCAGAAGTACACGTAAGTGCAACAGTATAAGCAACATCAGAACCACCATTACCGCCAACAGCAGTAACTAAAAGAGCTCCGTCACCAGTTTGATCAATACCATTAATATTGTTCGATTTAACTGCTATAGCATCATCAGATGTATTGTTAAAAAATAAGAATTTTTCTCTTGCCATAATATTAAAGTATTGTGTTATGATGCGGATAAAATTCCACAAGATAACGGGTTACGAACTATAATTCCAGACTCTGACATAACGTGACACTCAAACTTGTCATCAGCGTTAGCAGACATCATTGATTTTTGATCATAAGGATTGATCATACCAGCAACGTACTTTTTGATAAAAGAACGGTTAGTACCTTCAGCACCTTTAGTAATCAATTCAATGTTAGATACACCTGAAGTCTTGCCGAAATCAAGGAATACCATTTTAGCAGATTCTTTCAATCGGTTGTCACCGAAAGCGTTAGTACCTGAAGCAGCGCTGTGAATGTTTTGATCATCGAATACAGGACAGTAAGCCATTGTAAGCTTATTTCCTAATGCTTCGTAAGATACAAAGTTAGCACCTAAAGATACATCTCCACTAACACCATTCATAGATCCACCAGTGAATGATCCAGAAGGAGCAATCAATAGATCTTTCATAGCTTTATGGAATGCTAAACGTCCTTCAGTACCTGTGAATACTACGTATTCGTTACCTTCAGCGTTTGTTGCATTTAACGAAAGTTTCGCTAAAAACTCAGTAATGATGTCTTCAGTCAAAGCACCTAATGTGTAAGAAGCTTGGTTAGAAGAATCAATTTGAGCTAATAAACCATCGCCTGTTACAATACTTGATGCTTGAGTACCTGAAGTACCTAAAGAAGAAGAAGAGTAAGCGCCTGGTCTTGCTACTGAAGTATCAGTAACTGATCTACGACCGTACCATCTTTGAAGCTCTTGCTGATACATGAACTCATCCATCATCATTTGCTCTTTAGTAAAGTACCATAGTCTGTGACCATTGTTCTCAATCCAAGTTACATCAGTAAGGTCTTTACCTGTAACTGAACACTTCTTACGCATTGTAGTTAAGAAGTTAGTGTAAGTATCTGGATACACGTAGTTTTCACCTACATCAGCTCCATTAGAACCGTTAGGGAAAGCTGAACCAATAGAAGCAACAATTGCTTCATCAGCAACGTCAGATCTTTTAAGACCAGCTACTACAGAAGTACCATCATGAGCACCAACCATTTCAAACTTAACAATAAAGTCAGTTGCTGCACCTGATGCAGATGTGTTTGCAGCAGGATCTTCCAATACTAAAGCTGTAGCTCCAGACTGGAAACGAACCATGTCAAACTTGTTTAAGAAATCTCCAGTTCTATCTGTTGTAGTACCATCAACGATTAGGTAGAATACATCTCCGTTAGCATCTGCAGCCGTGATGAAACCTGCTGTTTCGCCTACTGATCCTGATGCTGTAAATGTAGTTCCATTAGTAGAGAAGTGTCCAGTCATGAAAGAAGGAGCGTTGTAACGTCCCATTACTTTCCATTCGAAGGAGTTGTCTCCTAACACTTTCTCTGCTGCATGACGACCTGTCTTCTCTAGAAGATAAGTTGCCGAATAACGAGGATACTGTTGAATCAACGTTTTTGCAATCTCTGGGTATTGTAAAAGCGCTGTGTTCAAAGCATTCTCAGGTGAAGTTCCAGAACCATAGGTTCCTTTATAAATTCTTGCCATTTTAAATTACTTTTAAAAAATTAATAAACACTTGTTTTTATAATCCAGAGTATTCTACGTAACTTTCGGGCATCGCCCTTTCGTATTGTAAGTTACTCTCTCATAAATGCAGATGGATCAAAACCGCTTCCTTTTACTTTAGTGCGTGGTCTTGATTTACTGCTTAAACTTGGAGCGGTAATATCATTTAAGATTTTAGCTTTACCATCTTCCAAGCCTTGCGAACGAAGAATCTTAGCAAACTTGTCTTTAAATAACATAAACATCGCTACCTCCGAAGCATTGTCGTGAGATTTCCAGATGTCCTCAGCCATTTTACCTGACGTAATATAGTTGTAAGCTTCTTTCGATTGCGTTTTTGTTACAGCTCCACCCATAAAGGATTTCATTTCCTTTAGAGTTCCCTGTAATTCTTTTTTATTTCTTGCTACTTTTTCTTTATTAGAAAGCTCTTCTTGTTGCTTTTCTTTAAAGAACTTAGTTTTTTCTTGCTCTATAGCATTATTAAGTTGTCGTCTAATTCTGTAAGCTTCACGCTTCATAACACCAGAATCTTCCATCTTATCTAACGCCTCTTCTATTTCAAAGTCTTCCATTCCATCAACCTTCATTTCAGCAGCTATAAGCTCTCTGTCGCTGTAACCAAGATACTCATTAAGTTTTTCTATGGTTTCATTTTTAGGTTGTTCTACGAATGGTGAGTTAAGAGCTTGAATAATATCTTCTTTTGTCGCCCCCTCTAATCCAAGTTCGTTTGCAAATGCAGACCAATCTAACTCTCCAACCTCTTCTTCATTTTCCACTTCTTGATCAGGCTGGGCTTCAACAACGGCTTCTGACTCGCTGTCCCAATCTTCTTCAATTTCTTCCTCGACTTCTTCTTCTTGTTCTGGCTGATCAACCTCAATTTCATCCCAAGCAAAATTGCCTTCTCTTTCAATAGACTCTTCAGCTTCTTCAGAAGATTGAATTTCGTCAGCTTTGTCTGCTGCTTCTTCATTATATTTTCCTTGAAATTCCTCCATCAATTGATCGCTAGCAAAAGCTGCTGGATCAAATGCTGAACTTTCTGTTGATTCTGTAGCTGATGTATCAGCTGTGTTTTCTTGTGGTGTAGTTTCTACAGCCTCAGCTGCTTCTACTAAATTTGTTTCTTTTTCTGACATATGTTTAGTTTTTTTTGTTCCCTAATTTGCAAATATACTAAGAATTTTTTATTGTTTCTTGTATCTGTTGTTTTCTCTCTCTAGATACACCGCCCTCAGAAGCTTCTTTATTTGCTTGACTGTCCATGTTTTCAGCTTTCTCATCTTTTCGATCTTGTTGATCTAAAGCTTTCTGTAGGTACATTTGTTTATTTTTAACTAAATGCGCTACATCAGCCATTTCTCTTTGATCGTCTGATTTCATGTCAGCAATCTTAAGATCTGTTTCAGATTGTATTTGCGCAACTTGTACTTTACCTTCATTTTTAACTTGCTCAAGCTGTAAACTTTGTTCGTGTTCAGCAGCAGCAGCTTCTTGTTGTGCTTGTGCCAAAGCTTGTTGTTGCTGTTGTTGAGCTTGTTGTTGTTTTTTCATTTCATCTAAAGCTCTTTCAAGTATATGCTCTGCTTCAGTCATAGTATCAGCTTTCATTACTTTAATAATATCAAGTAATTCAACTTGACCGCTTTGTAATGCTGATTGGGCTATTTGTTGTACAACTTGTTTAACAGATTCATCTTTACCACTATCACCAATAAATATACCATAGTCTTGTAAAGCAATGTCTGGCATTACATCTAAAAACTTATAAGCACCATCTCCAAGAACAATACTTGCTTTCTTTCCTCCAGCCCAACAAACCTTCATTAGATTAGTTACTCTTTCAAATACACGTTTCTTAACCATTGCGTGTGAGTAGAACCAACTTTCTGTAATAGTAGCAGATTGTACTACACTACGCTGTACGTTACCAACATATTCGTATTGACCTACAGCTCCTTCACGTTGAGGTGATACACCAGATATTTGACCTGCTGTTTGCTCAAGCATCATCTTTAAGTTAATTAGCTGTTGTACAGACTGTGATAAAGTAAAGTCAATTTGCTGGAATTGATTGAATGATTGTAGCTGTCCACCTTCATCTTTAGAGTTGATTGGTATAATACCATCAGTTTTTAAGTGATACAAAACAGATTGTATATCCATACCAATATTAGTAGGTAGTTGTGATACATCATATACTACCGCCTTACCACCAGATCTTGCTAATGCTAATTCAATTTGATACATTACAACATTATATAACATCTGTACGTTCTTAAGTAAAGATACCATAGATACACTACGACCAGTCGTATTGTTTCTAACTACGCCTACATATGACAATGGAGTAGAACCTACGTCATCTACCGATCTTACTTGATTAGGTCTACGTCTAGCTCTTACCAATATTTTACCACCTATTTTTGTAGCTTCCCAAATATCATCAACGTACTTTGTTTGTACGGTTTCATTTTTACGTGCCTTATAATCATCTGGCACCTGTTTCATAAATGGTCTAGATTCATCATGTTTGTTTTCAGAAATCTTAAACTTCAAAGCTTTAATTGATTTCCATTCAACATACACAACTCTAATCTTAATTTCATGACCATCTTCATAGTCTAACCAATCAAATGGATCATTATAAGATGCTAATGCATCTTGCGATCCTACTTGATACATATCAGAGAGCTCTTGCAATTGTTCTGCATCAAGCTCGTCTCTAAATTCATCAAGTATTTCATTATAGTTTAAGTATCTTTCCTCACCTACCCAGCTCGATGTATCTAAGTAATCACTATTTC